CGCAAGTTATAAATGGCGAATGAAATTTGGTAGAAATCCAGATAAAAAAGGAAATCCTAATTATAATATGCAACTTGCAACTTATTTAAAAGCATTTAGAGACGAAACAAGGTCTGATGGTCTTGCTTCAATGTCTTTATTGTGGTATAATAAGGATACAAGTGCTATGCGAGAAGAATATGTTGAATTACCGTGGATAGATAGAGCAATTGAATATTGGGAAGAATTAAATGAATATAGCGATGGAACTTCATCCGATGATATGGTTGTAGGGGCGTATGGTGTCCCTATGGAGAATTGGGAATGTCGTTACTGTGGCTTTAAAGACATACATTGTAAAGGAATATAATGAAAAAAAAACAAGCAATTTGAAAATTATAAAAAATACGCAGTTAAAGAAGGCGTTATAACCGTGTGTAGATTTTTTGCAAAAGATGATTCAGATGCAGAACTCTACATAAACAAAGTAAGGAGTAAGCGTGTCAGGAACAACTGAAATGACAATTAACCCAAATGGTAAATTATCTTTAGATACGATTAATGAATCATTAGGTAAAATAACAATACAACATAAGAAAATAGGTAAGATAGAAACACCTAAAGGATTGGTAAAGAAGAAGCAAGGTTTTGATTATGTTGAACTCAGTTATATGAAAAACATGGCAAATGAACAATTTCCAGGATGGTCTTGGACTATTGTTAAGGGAGAAGCATTGGGTAGTAATGCATATGTAGTACATGGCAGATTAAAGTGGCTAGATAATGGATTATGGAGAGAAGGTGATATGGTTGCAGCCCATAGAATACAAACAAAAAGAGGTACAGATGAATTTGTGGACATTGGTAATGATATTAAATCAGCCAATACAGACTGTATGAAGAAAGCTCTTAATGTTTATATGGATATAGCAGCAGATGTATATAGAAGCGAAAACCCAACTCTTGATGACAATCAATATGAGAAACTTGTGTTAACGGCATCAAAAATAGATAAAGATACTGAATATACAATAGTAAAAAAGATAGAAAGTCAAGAAATAAATACATCAAATTATAAAGCAGCATTAGCAAAACTAGAAAGGTTGTCTAAATGAAACCATTAGAATCTACAATGCAAGAAGGATTATTAACAGAGGGAATTGAATATTCTGTTGGAACTAGTGACGGAAAAATATTCAACAGGGTAATATATAAGGGAACTAAATCATTTGGTGGAAAAAACATGATGTGTTTTGAAACCGATAGAGGTTCTCAATTATCTATTAATCCAAGTTATAATTCTTTTACAATCGAAGAAAATGGGCAATTTCCAATGCCTGAAGACCTAATACAAGGAGACAAATAATGGGAAAACTAACAGTAAATGAAGCAGCTCAACTACAAGAATCTGGTGTCCTCTCTAAGAAGGCAGTAGAAGAAATGCAGGAAAAAGGACTTGTATCTACAAGGCGTAGAAATAACAAGAGATATTTAAAGACCGCAAATGGTACTTACGTAACTCCTCAGTTATATTTTCAAGGATTAGCTGGTAACAAATACAGTACAAAGATGACTGAATTAAAGAACAAATTCAATGCATTAGCAAATGAATATACAACTGAAAAAAAGGATAAATAAATGATTAACTTAAGCAACACTACTTACAACGAAGCAAGAGACGGAATGATTCCTATTGTTTCTGGTATTTATCCCGCTCATGTTTGTGGTTTAGAAGCAAAAGAACTTCAAACTAAAGCTGGTGAACAAACCGTATTTAATATAACTTTTCTCATAGCAGATGAAGTTGCAAATACAAAAGTAGCAAAGATGGTAAAAAATGGTAATGGTGAATTTCATCAAGACAACCATAAAGATGGTCAACCAAAAACAATTTCTGCTGTTTTTATGAAAGGCAAGAAATTTAGCTCAACTGGTATTTGGTTAACTCCTAGTCCAGAAGAAGGGCAGGGATGGAAAAACCGTAAATACAAGGAATTCTTTGAGAATTTAGGTGTTGTATTCCCAACAGATAAAAATTCTAATACACTATTAGCTATAGTTGAAGAAGAAGATATTATTGGGTATCCATGTTTCATTAAGCTTAATAAAGAAGAATATCAAAAAGATGGCGAAACAAGAAGTGTGTGGAAAGTTTTTGATGCATTCCAATGGTCAGATGGTACTAAATTAACATCTGATGAAGTATCTGGAGACGATTTACCCTTTTAGTTACAATAAATGGAGAATAAGGAGAGTAGCGAGCTGTGTGCATATGGCTTGTGAAAAAGGTAAGCCCTCTCTCCTTATTTTCTTTAAATTACAGAGGATAAAATATGTCAAAATCAATGCAAGTACCTGTTTTAGTATTTGAAAAACAAAAAGAAGTTGAAATGTTAATGGAAGCTCTACATTCAAAAAAAGAGTATATGACTGATGGGAGAGATAAGGAAGAAGCTGATAAATTATTACATGAACTTTATAAAATAAATAAAATATATGAAAAAGCTAATAACTCCTAAGAAAATAAAGAAATTAGCAGAAAAAGCCTTAAAAGATAAACCAGACTGGAAACCGTCTAAAGGTCATCAGTATTTAAAAGACCTAGAGCCTGGAGATTTCTTTACCACAGGAAATTTAACAGGAGTCTTGTTGGAATGCGATACAAATGCAAAAGTAATTATAACAGATTCTAACAAAGACCAAGCGGCTGGTAAAATAATTATTGGCGCAGAAACAGAGGTAATTAAACTTTAGGGGTTGTAAAAAAGGAAACATTTGAAATGGTTCTTCTGGTTGGCGAACTAGAGACAGCCCCTAATAACTTGAGGATAATATGGACTGGATATTAAATAAAAAAAGAGAAGTTAACCCAAAACCTAAAAAACAAGGCATTAATATATATACAAAACCAACATTGAAATATTGTCTTGATTGTAAGAAAGTTTGGGAAATAAGTACAACTGGTTCTATATTGTTTTATAAACATATGCCCACCTATGGGTTAACTAGAAAAACTTGTAAATCTTGTAATAATCTTAGTACTGATACATACAAGAATCAGGCATATGATAAAAAGAGGAGTAAAAAGTGATGATAATGTTTGATATAGCAGAGTGGATAGCAAACCTATTAGTATTAGGAATTGCTTTAGTTATGTGGTCTGTTGGTCTTTTTATAGTTACTATGTTAGTATCTGTATTTAAACAATGGATAGATAATCTAGGAGAAGAAATAAATGAAAAAATCTAAGAAAACAGGATTTACTGTTAATATTCCTAATAATTTTAGAGGAAAAGAAGATATTTTCTGGATAAAAATTAAAAAAGGAATTAAAAAGTTTTTAGAACCTGCATTTAAGGAAAAATAAAATGAAGAAAATGAAATTAAAATCAAATACCATAAGTGTTATGCAAGTATTTCACGATGAATGGTGTAAGTCAGATACAAAAAAAGGACGCAATGCAGTTTTGTGTGATTGTAGTCCCGATATTAATATAGTAGAGACAGACGGAACGGAAGAGAGTATTAAGGCTTCTTTAGGTGTTAAGCCAGAAAACGAATAAAAAAGGAGAAATGAAATGAGTAACACAATACCAACGATGGAATCTACTACAATAAAAGATGCTATTGAATACTTTATAGATGAAGGTTTCATAAATGAACTAACAACTGATAAAAAGTTCTATGTAAAAGCTCTTATCTTAGCTGTTGATTCTTTAACCGAAGAGAGAGATATGCTTGCTTACGAGAATAAAGCAATGGCAGAACGCTTAATTGACCAAGGTTTTGACCCGAGTCAAGTAATAATGAATCATAGAAAGGGATAAAAATGAAAATTTTATTAGACATTAGTAATTCATGTGAAGATTGGGAATGGGAAGATAGTAAAGAATGTCTTAGTGAAATTCTTGGTAAGACAAGAATAAAGACAGGCTTTTTATCATCAAATAATTTGGGCTGGAGACATCGAACAGGATATACTGAGCCATTTAAATTAAATGTTGATAATTTTATTGATAAAGTTAACATTGATAGTGAGTGGAACTTATCAATAAGAAAAGAAGGCCATCAATTACATATTGTAAGATACTCACATGATGAACCTACAGGAGCAAGGATGCTTTTACATAGCACTAAGCATTTTAAACGAATAACAGGAGATGAATATTATGAATGAAAAAGAAATCGTTGAAATATACGAAGACATTAAACCATCTGTTCCGAAACTAAACTATTCTTTTTCGCAATTAAAAGTCTTGATAACAGAAATTGGTAAATTTGAAATAACAAATTATGACCATTATGGCTTAAAAGTATTGGCTGTAGGAACAAGGGAGTTTGCGATAGGTACTGAAGATGAAGCAGATGATGCTTGGGAAGATGCTTTGGACGCATATCTTGAAGACTGTATATATCCTGAATTACCTCGGTCTATACAAAATTACTTTGATTCTGAAAAATGGAAACGCGATGCAAGATATGACGGTAGAGGTCATTGCCTATCGAGTTACGATGGGTGCGAAACAGAAGTAGCCAATTTAGTTATGTTTAGAATTAATTAAGGAGAAGTAAAATGAGTAATGAATTAAGATGTTTAAAATGATGTATGCTGATAATGAGTGTTCGTACACTCAGGACTACGAAAAAAATACATATACCTTTAAAGGTACGTGTATAAACACACAAAAAGAGCATTCTGTAACTGTTCCAAGTAAAGGTTTGTGGGAGTACAGACAGGGTGCTTTAATACAAAACGCTTTTCCTAACGTATCAAGTAAGGACAGAGAGTTTTTAATTAGTGGGACAATGTGGGAACAAGAAAAAGGAGAAATAAAATGAGATATTACTGGGAAGTTTTATTTAGTTCAGAGTATTTCCCATATTGGGAATTTACTATGTTAATGATGTTGTTGTTTCAATTAAATATGTTGTGGCGACTACATAGAATAGAAAATTTATTGTCTGATACAAATGTGACTGTAAATTATTTATTTACTGAAAAAATAGAAAATGAATAATATGGGAAAAATGAGTTATATACATCATTTATGTGAAACAGATAATAAAAAGGAATTAATAGAAGAATTAGGAAGTACTAGAATGGCTGAAGGATTCTTAGAAGCACATAAAGAAATGAGAAACAAAGCAGATACTACTGCATTTGGTAAATTAAATGAATTAGTTGATGATAGTCTTGATGAATATACAAGCCAATGTTGTAGTGCTAAAATAATATATCACGATATATGTTCATCATGTAGGGAGCATATCTAATGCCTACACCATTTCAATGTCACTGGTGTGATAAACCAACAATGAATGAAACTGGAATATGTATTGAATGCGAACAGAGATATGAAGAAGGGAATAAAGATATAGCAGCAACTGTAAGAGAACTTGAGAAGAGAACAAATAAAATATACAAACTAAATGACTCATTATTATTGGAAAATGAAAAACAAGAAAATAAAATAAAATGGCTAGAAAAAGGATTAAAAGAAATTAAAGCACAAACATTATGTTTAGATGATATGATACAAGCAATATTAGATGGAGAACCAACAACAGCTGATGAATATAATGATGTACAAGAAGAAAAAGATATTAAAAATGATTTATATGGAACAGAAAAATATGTTCGTATATCTGATGTAAATAAAGAGATAGCTGAAGAATGGAACAGAAATAGAGAAGAAAAGATAAAAAAGAAAGCCAATATGATAGAATCAATAGGGTATAGAGGAGAAGAATGACTATAAAAAACCCAAGATGTAAATGTGGCAAATTTTATGGAGAAGTTTATTTAAAAATGGGTAAGAAATGTAGAAGATGTAGAACATTAGTAAAATATAGAGAATTTAAAAAATGAAGTGTCCTTGCTGTGGTTATGTAAATGGCACTTCATTCAATCCAAGTAAGAGAATATTAGAATTAAAGAGACCACGTTCAAAGCATACAAAAAAACTAATTAGGCGAGCAGTAAATCTTATACAAACAAATATAGCAAGTGATAACGAGTTAATTAAAGAGTACTATTTTTGGCAAACAATATCTAAAGTACCTGATAAAGTAGTAGACTGGTCTATAAACAGATATTTAGAAAGCAAACAGCCGTTATTTGATGGTAAAGGATTTAAATACCTAGCTCAAATAATATTAAATCATAATAAAAATAGGACTACAATTAGTAAAAACGAACTACTTAGGCGTGGTAAACCACCTTCTGTAGTAAAACTAGAGGAGAATTAATGCTAACAGACACATTGTTCCCAATACGGGAATACCCTGCGAATTATGCTTTTAATCAAGAAGCTGGAATAAGTGATGTGAATACAGATACTGGACATAAGTTTATAGTAAGGGAAGATACTAATAAAATACTAAGTTGCATGACAAATGAATATAAAGTAGTGACAAATAAAGAAATCATTGACACAGCAGTACCTATTCTTAAAAAACATAAAGCAGAATTGAAAGAATCTATAAGTCTTGGAAATGGAGAAAAAACAATATGGAAATGGATAATACCAGATAAGAAAATAGAAGTATCTAAAGGAGATGTCTTAAATCCTGAAATTATTATTAAAAATAGCTATGATGGTAGCTTGCAGGTTCATGTACTTGCTGGTGCTTTCAGACTTGTATGCAGTAATGGTCTTGTTATAGGTGTAACTCTTGGGCAATCTAATTTTAAACATAATATAAATAATAAAAATTTAGAAAAATTGGATGAGGCAATAGAAAAAACAATCACTAGAAGTATGGAAATTGGAGATGAGTTCGATATGCTTGTGAATACCAAGTTAAGAGAATCTGACATAATGAAACTTGTAAAATTATTTCCAAGTCAAATGTCTGAATATCTTGTGGACTATCTTGTAGCTAATAAACCAAACGATTATTGGGGATTGCTTAATACAGCAACTTATCTCGCATCACACAAAATGAATAGATATTATCAGTCTACTCATAGACTTGAAAAAGAGATATTCCCAAATGTCAAAAAGTGGGCAGCCAAAGCTGCTGCGTAATTACCCTCAATATCAATAACGGACTGTATGCAAGAAACAAGCACATATATTAACCATATATGCACGAAAGTGATGGCAAGTGAGAGTCTTGTCTGATTTGTTATTGTTGAGGGTATAATTTGAGGGTGCTTAGTTTCAAGCAGTGAAAACTGTGCAAGGTTCCCGAGTTCTAATGCTAAGTATCCTCTTTATTTTGGGCGGATGTAACACAATGTGATATACATAGATGTCAGGGTCAATGAATTCACATCTACAATGTCCGCCCAATTAACTAAAGGAGGAAAAATGGATATAGATAAAATAGAAGAATACCAAAGAGATTGGCAATATGATGAAATGAAAGAAGATGTATTTAATTATTTAGATGATTTAAGAGAATCTGGAGAAACTAATATGTTTGGAGCAACTCCTTATATAGTAGAAACTTTTGAAATAAATAAAAGGATGGCTAGACAATTTTTAACAGATTGGATGGAGAACTATAAAGATGCCTGACCCCAGATGGTTTGAATGCCCAGTAATAATTCCCTATATGGGAGGAAAGTTTGAATTGGGCAGAAAATTAATACCAATGATGCCACCTCATAAAAGATATATTGAAGTATTTTTAGGAGGAGGCAGTATTTTCTTTAGAAAAGGCAAAGCAGAACTTAATATTTTAAATGATAAGCATAATGACTTAGTAAATATGTACCTGTCTGTAATACAAAAATATCCAGAATTCATTCATTATTGTGAGTCAATACTTAAAAGTCGAACATTATATGATGCATTTAAGGAAGAGTTAAAGGAAGACATTAAGTACAGAGATATGCCAAACCCAGAAAGGGCTTCTAAATATTTCTATATTATAAAAAATGCCTTTAACACAAACTTCCAAAACCCTATAGCAAAAGAATCTGAGTGGAATGATAAAATGTGGAATTGTTTGAAAACAAGTAGGAAGAAATTAGAAAATACCATGATAGAAAATTTAGATTTCAGAGAATTATTTCATAAATATCCAACAAGAGAAGATGATTTTTGGTATCTTGACCCTCCGTATGTTATAGCAGGAGAAAGAGGAGACTATTATGTTCATTCTTTAAATATGGATGACCATAATGCTTTATTTGAAATGTGTAAAAGGATAGATAGTGAAGGTGGAAAATTTATGATTTCATATGATGACCACGATTATGTCAATGATACTTATAATGATTTTAAAATAAAAAAGATACCTATAAAATATGCAGGGCAAATGACAGGAAAAGACTATAAAAATGAACTAGTTATAACTAATTATGAACCCATAAACACACAGGAGCAATTATGGAACCTCCAATAAAGATATATCCACATTCAACCGAAGCGGAAGAAGCTGTTTTAGGTGCAATTCTAATTGATGGCTCAAGCGTATTTGAAAAATGTAATGGATGGATAAGGGATAGGGATGCATTCTATCATAGTAAGAATAAAAATCTATGGTCTATAATGAGTGAGATGCACAGAGAAGGAGAGATTATAGATATGGTTACGGTTGGAGATAGAATCAAAGAGTCAGATAAATATTCTGATGAAGGTCTATCTTTATACTATATAACAGGATTACCAGAGATAGTACCAACAACAGCGAATTCAGAACAGTATGCAAGAATAGTATGGGAAAAGTTTATTAAAAGACAATCAATTAAATCAGCATATGAATTATACAATACAGGATTCCAAGATACAGAAAGCAATGTAGAAACTATGTTACACAATCATGCATCATTGGTAAATGAATTATTAGAAATAGCCCCAAGTAAAAAGAAAGAAATAGGAACTGTAATCAACGACACTATTGACACTCTTAAAACTGGTAAGAATATTATAAAATTTGGATACCCTCAATTAGATAATATAGCAGGTGGGATGACTAGGAAGGAACTCACAGTGATAGGAGGAAGACCTGGACACGGAAAGACGACACTAACTATCAATATAGTAGCCAGCTTATTAAAACAAGGCTACAGAGTAATGGTATTCAACAGAGAAATGTCTAATGTAGAAATGATTAAGAAATTCATGATAATGGAAAGTAAAGATTTGAAATATGAAGAATTAAGAGTAGGCGATATTGAAGAAGGAAGAATGCAAGCAATAGAAATGATGGCTGATGAGCTAAAGAAAACATTAAGTAATCTTATAATGTATGATGACATACGCACTTTAAGTGATGCTATGCGTGAAATACAAAGAGAGAAACCAGATGTAGTAGTAGATGATTATATTCAATTAATAAAAGTAGAAAACAAAGTAAGTAAAGATAGAAGATTTGAAATAGAAGAAATATTAACAGAATATAAATGGGTATGTAAGAAAGAAAACTGTGCAGGAATATTAGTATCTCAATTAAATAGAGAAATTGAAAAGAGACTGGAACCTAGACCAAGATTAGCAGACTTTGCAGAAAGTGGAACTATAGAACAAACAGCAGAAACAGCATTACTAGTATTTTATGGATATAATTTCAATGATGATAAATATAATAAATATGAAATAGAAGTAGTATGTGATAAAGCAAGATATGGCAAGATAGGAACTTATATTATGGGGTTTAATGGAAGTAAATGTAAATTCTATATGAATTCAGACGAAGCAAGAGAAGCCAATGATACAAGTAAAAATAAAACCACGATTAGCAACAATAGAGCATTGTCAAATGTGCAAAGTCAATTTTAGTGATGATAAATACTATGAATATCACTCATCTATTAGCGATACAACATTAAATATATGTTACAAATGTGGAATAAACGAATATTACGGGAGAAATTATAGTCATGGGAAAAAATGGAAAAGAGATAAAAAAAAGAACTGGCTCTTTGGCAACCCTCGTAGTGGGGATTGACCCTGGGAAGGGCGGTGGGATGGCAGTTATCAAATCAAACGTATATGATTTTGGTGCTAAAATATTCACCTCTCACAACTGTCCTGAAACGATAGAAGAAATGGTTGGCTTTATAAGTATGTTAAAATCAGAATCACCATATATTACTTGTTTTCTGGAGAAAGTCCATGCTTTCCCAACAGATGGAAGAAGTTCTGCTTTTAAATTCGGTATGAATTACGGGATATGGAGAGGCATTCTTTGCGCCTTCGGAATAAAGACAGAACTTGTGACCCCACAAGCTTGGCAAAAGACATTCGGTGAATTGCCTAAAATCAAACAAGAAAGGAAGAAAAAGTTGAAGGAGATTGCGACGGAACAAAGTACAATAAAAGCTACTTTAAGAACAGCAGATGCTATATGTATTGCTCTATATGGGCATAGCTTGATGGAAGCACAAAGAAGATGGACATAATGTGAAAAGCATACTAAGGAATTTAATATTTTTCAGAAAAAATGATTTAGGCAATATATCTATAGGAGTATTCCCATTTGTAATTACAATACACTATCCCTTTAATAAACTTCAATACAACTACGGACTAGAAATAAGTATATTATCACTATCTTTATATATAATGTTAGACGAAAATTACCATTTTATAGATTAGTAACCACCAAAACTGTTTGGGGATAGGCAAACTATAACTCCTATTATTAAGAGCTTATTCCCTTAAGCAGTGCTAAACTTGCTTTCAAATCTGGAGACATACCTTTTGTACTTGCTTTTTTGGTGGCTGGCTTTCTATTGAAAAGCAAAGCATTATATTTTTTAGTAAAATCATTTGGATAAAGCTTTAAATAGTGAGTAATTAAATCCCTACCCCTCCCAGCCTGTAAAGATGGTAAGATTTTATTAACAGTAGTTCCAGCAAATGTTCCCCATTTGTATTTATCTAATCTTTGTGCTTTTTCATCATGCACATCCGCAAAATTTACATTACCAAAAAGTATCTTATTTAATGTGGACTCGTCTACGTCAATTAATCCATGAGCAATTAACGCCCTCTTTAAAGCCCCTATTGTTGGACCAGTAAATTCACCCAATAATCCAAATGTACTTTTATCTTTATTGTCATATTCCGTTATGTCTTTTGCGACATTTTGGAGTCTGTTAAGTGTTTCATTCTCAAATATGTTAGATAAATCAGAATTAAAAACAACACTACCAAGAGCAATCAAAGACATAACCCCAGCTTGTCTAGCAGCCCACTGTATTTCCTCTGATTCAAATCCTTGTCCCGCTAAATACGCTTTATGAGCTTTGGATAATTGGTCATATTGTGTTTCAGCTAAAGACATAGGATAATGTAATAAATGAAAAGCTATTTCAGAAAGAGCCTGTTTTCCTCCCGTCTTCCTCATTTTCCTACTTATAACTTGCCCATCATCCATTTCCTCAATAGTTCTCCATTCCCCCCTAACCATTTTTGATTTAGCATGAGCAGAATATTCATAAGCCCAGCTATTAACCATCTTCAAAGCCCATTTTTTCGCTTCTGCTTGCGCCCCGTTAGGACCACCAGATTTTAAACCCATTTTTGAAAGCTTATTATATTGGTGATATAAAGCAGTTCTATACATCCACCTTCTTTGTGCATTCTCGGTATATCTATGGAAAAATAATCCCTTTTCAACAGTCCATTGACCAGCCTTAAGAAGTAAATCCTTAACTGGAGTTCCATTGAAAGTTACTTTGCCAGTTAATGGGTCGAAATCATGAGTACCTTCACCCATCATACTTTTTAAACTAGCTGTACCCTCAGAATATAATTCACCAGCAGCGTCTGTGAATAAAAACCCAGCTTCTTTTTCTGCTTTTCTAACAAAATCAGCAAAACCAAATTGCTCTTCACCACTTACCCCAAGTTTTTGATTGTGATTATAAGCTTGCACTGCATCTTTAGTTGATTTACGCCCTATTCTTGTATAGAAATGCATTATAGACGCTGCGTTTTTAATAGCCCCAGTGATATTTAACCCCATTGTGGCTGCTGTTTGAATGGAGTTTAAAACAGTAACTGCGTTGTTAGCGAAGGCAGACCTTCCAGTTGTGCCTCTTGTAAAAACAGCATATTGCTCTTGAATAAACCTCGATAATCCTTCCGTAAATAATGACTTATGGTTAGGTATATCTCTTAGTGTTTTTAAATAAACCTCTTGGGTATGTGCTAACTTATTAAACTGGATTGCTTCATTTGCATATGTAGTTATAGCGAGAATTGGGTCTTTCTCATAACTTCTCTGTAACAAAGGATTTCTTTTTCTAGCGTGGTCTGGGTCGGCATTAGCCTGAACAGATGCATTAATTTTATCAGTTAAACTACTAACTGTCCTTTCCCATTCTAATGAATTCCCATTTTTGGGGTCAAAAGACTCCGATAATTTTCTCTTTACGTCAATAAGTTGGTCAAATAAAATATGAGGGTAATATCCCCCTTTCTTTACATCTCTCTCTAGGTCTACCTTTAGAGACAATACTCTATCGGATAATTCTTCTCCCCTCGCTGGGTTGCCATATCTATATTTCTCTACAATCATACCAGCAATTTTAGTAAGACCATTTACATACGTCATACCAATATCTTTTAATAAACCCCTTGCTTCTTTAGCAGCGCGAACAGTATTTGGATTGTAGGTTCTATCTTCTTCCTTACCCGTCCTTTCATTTAAAACCTTAAAATCTTTTTCGCCTATTTTCTCAAATTCTTTTGGTGTAAGCTCAAGCAATTCTTCAAAATGTCTTATTATCTTCCCTTCATTCTCCCCCATAATTTTACCAAACTTATTAGACCATTCATTATATGATTCCTCAGAATCTGCATTAATCATCCTTTGCCTAACATCTCTTATGTCTTTAAGCTTCTTTTTACCAACCTTCTTCCCATAATCGTCAATATAGGCTTCTATTAAATTAAGAGATATTAGTGCATTACCAGTTCCAAGAGTATTTATCTTAACCCTTTCTTCATTCAATATATCATTCATCCTTAAATGAAGTTTTCTAGAAGATGGGTCTTGTTTAGAAAGACCTTCTGGAACAATATAAGCAAGATTAGTAAATCTACCCTCCAGATTCCTACCAAAGTGGTCTATCCATCTTTCTGCTAAATTAATTTGTTGCTTTGTAAATGGTAAATTCTCATTAAATGGCATATTCATTTTTTCTCTCATCCACTCATAGAGACCGTTTCGAGCTTCATCTCCCATAAATTCTTCACCATTGCCAACTCTTTTTGTATACCTTTTCCTTATAGCTGGGTTATTGTCCCACCTTGCGAGAAGAGCATCTGCGTCTTTTGACCACTGTTTTAGTTCTTTTTCACCATTACACGCTACTGACATTAAAAGCACCCATCCTTTGGAAAAGCTTTCCTTTTTTTATCTTTACTAGTTTTCTTATGTGTCTCTGTTTGCATTATTCTTCCACCAACTTTTTTATCACGAATTTCAGTGGCATGGATATAGTATCGTCTTTTTGCATCTTGCAAAGCTGGTGATGAGTAGAGAATCCTATCATATTGAAGTAGACTCCTAAGAGGGTCAGCCATTTCTGTTGGGAATTTGTAATTATCAAATCCCTGCTCATAATAAATATCAGCCCTTAAATCATCTGGGTTTTCACCAGTTTTAGTTCTTTCCCATCCGCTTATGATATTTTGCATAATATCAAGCCTATTGGTTCTGCTTTCTTTTAAATAATCAAACACATTATCAAGTATAACTTTATTGATTTGGAACACTGGAACCTCAAAATTGCCCTTTTTTGTATATTTTGAGCTAGACACAGATGGTGATAATAAATCGCCAATTAAAAGCTCTAGCCCATCTTTCATAGAGTCGGTTTGTATTGTGTCATCTATCTTAGCAGCCCATTTATCAATAAATCTATTTAAATCATACCCAGTCTCATTTTTAGCCTCTCCATAAATTGAGTTTTTGAAAACAGCACTTTCCTTAGCGTTTGCACCAGCTTGTATACTAACTGCGTACAACCTCTTTAATAGAGTAGTCCTTTCTGCTTCATAGGAATCATAGGAGTCTCCAAGAGAGTTCCTTACGTCCTGAACATCTCTCGCAGTAAACCTACTTAGAGCATCTCCATAAGTTACTTCAACATCAGTCGCTTCTAATTTATTCTTTTTATTTAAGTCGACTACGTAAGTGTATCCTTTTTGTTTTCTAATTTTGCCACCAGTCGCAGAAGTATAATCACCTAAATATTCTAAATCAAGATAACTTATCTTAGATTTTTTCAAGGTATTCTGGTCGAAATCTCCTGTCCCAAATTGATGCGCCTTATCGCTTATCCTATAAACAGAAACCCTCTTAGGGTCAGCTGTATAACTTCGCCCTTTATCTATCCAGCTTAGATTCATATACTCCCCATCACCTCTTTGAATAGATAAATCTGTCGTATCCTTATAAATAACAAGATTTTCAACTGCCAACCTATCCATATGATTTATAGACTCTTGAGTTGTTGTTATTTGTCTTTTAAGATTATTTATTTTTCTATTACTTGGGAATGAATCTGATAACTCAAAATCTAATGATGACTTTAGAACCCCTATTTTATTTGATAAAACTTCAATTATAAAACCATTTTGTATAGCTTTTCTAACATTACTATCGAAACCACCAGCAAGCTTAGTCATGTCTATAGTGGGTGCTTCCCCCTTCTCAGTAGCCCATCCTTGTTTTTTCTGATATTCTGCGACCTCAATATAGTGTTCAAGACCATCAATGTAATTCCCAATAGACCTCTGTAAATCAACTTGAGCCTTGTTAGGCACATCTACCCCACCATATATCGACTCACCAAATCTAGTTGTCATAAGCTTATTTAACATATTCCCAGGAATAGAAAGTTCTAAGCCTTCTTGTGCCGATTTTACATTAAAATTAATTACATCAGTTTTAACTTGCGACCACACATTCCCATTATAGTAAGCAAGTTCATCCATTATTTTATCCCTGCTGGTGTAATTTTGATGTATCTTATTGGGAAAAAACGTATCTATAAACTCCTTAGTAAGACTACCCTTCGCATCTTCATTCCATTCTCTACCTATTTCCCTATAAACCTGCCTAGCTATATATTTTGTCGATGTCTCTGGATTAAGTAATTGTTCAATATTTCTATAGGCTCTTTCAAATTCATGAGGAAGAGGGGTTCTCTTACCTTTCTCATCATAAGTATCATTTGAAACCATTGATACCTTTTTAAGAGTTCTAATCACAACGCCCAAACTCTTCCTTTGCATAGCATCTGAGCCTTTAAAAACATTTGGACCTGTAAACTGGTCATGAAATATAGTCTCTCCATCATCAATCATTTTTTTCAGTTGACCATTGTTTGCGTCTCTTTTCATTAATATATCTTTTGTTGCATCCGACATCTTACCATATAAAACAAAATCAAGTAAAATTTCGGTTGTATCAAATATTGGCAATTTACCATCGTGATAATCAACTGAATTTTGAGCAACAACCATAAATTTCTCTAGCCAATTAAACTCCTTACTACCAACATCAAATCTTTCCCAGAATTTCTTTAAAGCAGGTGATAGTCCACCCTTACCATCTTTTCCACCACCTAAATTCAACCCCATCCTAGAAGCCCATGTTAATACCCCTCTCTGCCCAATAAAAGTTCCAATCGCCCTTGATTGAATTTCAACTTGATTTGCATATTGAGTAAAACCAGTATTCTCTAAATTATAACCAGCTTTTATCTTACTCAAATCTAAACCAAATGCATTCAAATCAGATAATGTCTTCACACCCTTTTTAACATTGTTTGAGAAAATTGGGAAATCGTTTATCTTCCCCTGCTCAAGTAAAAAGGCATTTAATATTTCAGGGTCAGGTCTAGTTTGTGTATATAAATGGTCACCATCATTATCCCTTTGCATTATATTTCTCAAATCATTGACATTTACTTCGATTAGTCCATTCATATCCTCATTTATGCGCTGAACCCTATTTACAACTTGGTCTTTTCCTAAAGATGGGACAGCGGTATTCAACATACCAAATTGAATCTTACCACCTTTAACCTGTCCATTTAATTTTTTACCAAGAAACTTTTTTAAATTAGCTCTTACAATTACATCATTATAAACCTTCTTGCCTGTCCTATTTGTTTGTACCCTGTCCAGCTTTCTACCACTAGTAATACCATCATTAATAAGTTGATGCACTTGATAATAATTCAAGTTGTACTCTGCTGCAATTTCATTTATCCTTGCTAATGAATTCTCAATACCAATCCTCCAAATTTCACCATCCGTATTCACATCTACACCATGTCTATCTTTCCTTGTGCCATGTCTACCAGATTCATATATTTCACGTGCCTCTATTACGCCCTCAACTCCAGAGCCATCAAGGGTTTTAAGTTGTGTATTATCTATTCTTCTATCCTGCGTATGATGAAGTCTATTCTCCCTAGTCTCTGCATCTATCCTAGCCATTTTATCATAAAACGTAGAATTAAATACCCACTTACCACCAACTAATCTTACAGTCCAGTCTATCCCATTCTTATCCCGAGCAATAAATAATTCATCTTGTAGCGGATTGCTACCTTCTCCAATAGGTCTATGTGTTGATGATTTTCCAACGCCAACGCCCCCATATTGAAGCGAAACTCTCTCGTAATGCTTACTTCCTGGGTTATCAGTTTTGTCCCATAATTTCACATGAAAGGAATTGCCTAGAGTTCCCTCTAAATCTGGGGTAGTAAACATATCTGAGCCAGTATCTATAACATTTTTACCAACATTCTTTATAATAAAGTTCCTAGCAAGCCTATTAACAGCTGCTGTTATGTATGGCATTTCAGAAGAGCCACCAAACTCAAGAATTAATTTCAGAGTACTACTATGCCCATCTGTCATTGGATTGCCGTTCTCTATTTCAATATCCATTAACCTTCTAGCCACTTCAGTACTTATTTCTCCATTAGAATCGCCATATATCTTCTTAAATTCACCAATAGACTCTTTAAAATTAGACTTAGCAATCCATTGTTTAACGACTGCTGGTGATTGCCAATCAAATATAGAAGAAGGAACAGTAACCTTTCCACCCATCTTAGACGTAAAAGAAACAGAAAGCTCGTCAAGACCTATATACATTTTATTTATATCCGATGAGTTGTTTCTTATATTATCAGCAAAGTTGCCTTGACTAACTCTCAGCGGAGACACTAACATAGATGACCCATTTGCTCTTTGTTGAAAACTATTCCCCCATAGAGTCTTAGCTGCTGATGTGCCTAATAGAATATCTGCATCACCCATAGCACCTGCAATTTTTGGGTCATATACTAAATATCCTTTTCCAAGTAGTTGATTTTCGCCAACAGCACTTATAATTGTTTTAGCACCATTTGGGCTATCAAGAAAATTTATATTAAATTGGGCTTTATTATCCATGACATATGCCATAAGACCTCTTGAGGCATATTTGATTCCATCAAGCCTAGACGAATTCAGACTTCCCTGTTCAGAGAGTTCCAACTGACTTTGCCTAAGAAGACCTTTTAAATTATCATCCATTGATAAATCTATTTGTCTTTGTCTCTCAAGATGAACAGTTCTTCTATTATTTAATTCATGTTGGTCTTGCACATCTCTGCCTTCTACCCAGTCCTCAGCAGCTTCATCATCATAAAACTTCATTACCAATCTATTCCCCTGACCCCTGTACTTTAAAGCCGCTGATTTAACTACTCCACTTCTACTTTCAATAATGTAATCATTAGCCTCAACAGATAATGGAGTTGTGGTTCCACCATCGGAAAGAAACCCCCTTTTGAATATATTTGCCTGTATTTTAAATAATTTATCTTGCCTATTCTTATCTACACCAGTTCCAGTAAGTTCTGTGAAAAGCTTAACAATCTCCCCTTTCTTACCAGTATATGAAAGGTAAGGTAATAGAACCTTCAATTCAATAATTGCTCTATTATCAAGATTAGCGTCCTTAAGCTGTGATATATATAACTCAAAAGTCTCTTGTATATCTCTTGTAATGTTAGGGTCAGTCATAAAGTCATCATACCAATCATCAAATCTTTTCTTTATAAACCTTCTATTAGTGGGGTTTATTGGGACAACCATCTTATCTTTTGGAGAAAGCCTAACATAAACAATTTGTTCAGAACCAATATCTGTATCACTCGAGTCTCGAATGTATTGCTCCAGTTCATTTCTAGAGAATCCTCCAAATCTAATAGCATCGGCAAGAGGCTTTTCAGCATTGACTGACCTTCTCCAAGCACTACTAATTGCTTTTTGTATCTCGGCAGGATTGTCATATGATGATAGATTTATATTTCTAGCTATTCCCCTCGAATCAATAATTGGCATAATTTCATCCACAAATGCCATACGAATCTCTGAATCTTCAATGTATTTCATTGTTGCGAATCTTTTTGTTATTTTATTCCCATCAACATTCAGTACATTATGACCTGCTCCCTTTACAACCTGAAGAGAAACCTGAGTAGCAATGCCTTGACTCTTAATTGAATTTATTATCCCAGGAGCATATTGTTCAAATTCCTCCCACTTAGATTTAGCCTCGGCTGGGTCAGAGAATTTGGCACTAATATAGTCCTTAACCTCTTTAAATGCTCCATCACGATTACTTAATACAAGTTTTTCCCAATCGGGGTCTGTTTTACCATCCTTAGCAAATCCAAAATCCGTAGCAAGCTCAACAATAGTCTTAGTATGGTCATGCATAGAGTATTTTTCTTGTAGATGGTCAATGGCGTGGACAGCGTCCTTCAATATTGGTTTCTTAGATACAATATCTCTATTTAATTCCTTCTGAACTGTAGAAACAATCTCACGTATTTCTGAGAATGCAAATGCACCACCTTTTTCAACATAATCTAATACATCTGATAATTCCTTAAATTGTTCTTGTTTCCCCAACGCTTCCCCAATTTTATTTACAAGGTTATCAGTATGTTTTCTAATTGACCCAGCACTAAGAGAATCCGCTCCATCAGTTGCGTTTAATAAGCTATTAACAAGTTTATGTACTTGCGCCCTAGAGTCAGCTTCAAATCCATGAAGTCTAATTAAGATTTTTTGAGGATTTTCAATCATCAACTTTCTTATCTCATATTCACTCATATCAGTAATGTCTCTATCCCCAACTTTAATCAAGTCCGAAGTAGGCATTTCCCATTTCTTTGTCTCTGGGTTTATGTGTGTCTCAAGTGTCTCAAGAGATAAAACAAATTCATCTATCAACGACTGATGCTCTTTATTTAAATTTGTGTCACGACCTTCAAATGTCTTTTTTAATTTATCTATTTCTACAGATAGCTTACGAAGTTCTGTAATTGGGTCTTTAACAGAGCCTACATCTGCTCCAACTGTACCCTCTTTTGGATTCTGTGAGTTAACAATATTTTCTAATTTATTATATATGGTTTTTAATTGCTGTTCGTATTCTGAGCCGCCAATCTTATCCAATATATCTAATGATTTTGTTACTTTAGTTTCTAAATCCCTAATTTTAAAAGAAGTTAATTTATCAGCCTCACGAATTATGCCATTTATGTGGTTATCTACATTTAATACATCCTGCTTATCATTTTTCGTTTCACCAACAGCAACTTCTTTCAATCTTAAAAGATTGTCTTTGCCTAAAGTTCTTTCAACAGTATCAAAAGCATCAGAATATCTCTGTATATCTTCTTGGGTACTACCATCCTTTTTCATCCTATTGATGACAACATCTCTGTCTAGTATTTCAATTTTTCCTTCAAGATTGATACGAGCTTGATTTTCATCAAATAAATTACTAGCACTTCTCATTGCTCTTTGGTCAAACCCTTTAACTCTTAGGACTCGACTCATCATCATATCCTTAATCCTTGCATCTTTAAAGAATATGGGAAGACCCTCTTCATTAAAATTTGTTTTAAATAGATTTTCTAAAGTACTTACTTCATTAGAAGGTATAGGTTTTTTACCACCATGATTTGTTCCAGCTCCAGTAGCAGCCTTCCTTAAATTAACAAGATTATATGCCATCTCTACTGTCTCTATCATCTTATTAACATTGTTGTATTTTGCATCGCTTGGGTCAAGCTCATTTTGCCCCTTGTCGTTGACATTTGGCAACCTTTTTATAATACTCTCAAGAGAATAATATTCATTTTTCCCATTAACCCTAAAAAATGCATCTATAGACCTTGTAAAATTCTTCTCACTCTCATTTGCTCCAGTCCCCATAGCTACCGTCATTAATCTATTTGTTGCTTTAACATATTTAGCATTAATAATGTGTTCAAAGAATGGATTACCGTCAATGAGATGCTGAACATAATTAGCACCCTCATATTCTGCATTAAGTCTTCCCATCCACTTATTAGTAATCTCTGTTGCTCTTTTTACATATTCTTCTATAGAAATCTCAGGTTGGTTATTTTCCAGCCTTTTTTGATTATTTCTCGCAAATGCATCTCGTAAATTTAATTCGCCAGAAGCAGATATAATATTCATAGAATCAAATGATTCAATTAATTGACCAACGTCCCTAAGCACTCCCCAACTTTGTCCCTCGTCACCAACTAAAAATTTAGCAGACATTTTACCATCTTTATTTAGAATACCAACATCAAGACCAAGTTCATTACTTATTTCTTCTAAAAATTGCTTATAAACCCTCTCACCAGCCTTTCCAACTTCATCAGTTACTTCCACCATCGCAGCTTCAAATCCAAGCTCTTTAACTGTCCTATTTCCAGCCCCTTTTAATTCTATGGTTTCAAGTCCAACAATAAGCTCTTCCAAAGCATTCTTATTTAAGTTCCTTACGTTAATTTTTCGGAAACTTGACCCTTCCTTAAACTGTCCCATAGTATTATAGAGAGGCTCTAATTCAAGAGCAAGTAAGTGTCTAGGGTCATTCCCAACAAATGCAGATTGACTTGCATCTCCATCAGTTTTAGAAGCCCTATCGTAAACTTCTGTTATCTTCTTACCAGTTGGCGTATTATATCCAGCAGCACCAAGTCCAGTATAGGCTTTTGTATCATCATGAAACTGAATAAAATCATTTAATTGTTCATGTTTAAGACCTAATCTTGCTGATAAATTTTGATAAGGAGATAGTTTATTAAAATAAAGTTGCTGGTCTTTCTTTCCCCAATGTCCTCTTGATTTTGTCATTATAGCAGACATGAATACATGAGAAGCAATTTCAGATGATTCCATATCTCCCTTCCATGCTTCGGGGTCAAGCATCCATTGATTAGTAGCGAGAACACCAACTGCCATCCTTGGGACAGACCACATTAAATCTTTAGCATATTTAGGTTTCCATGTTCTCATGAATTCCTTAGATGAAGCTAGATTCATTTTTTTCAAAAGTGTTACGGCTTCAGCCCCAGTTACTTCGCCCTTCTCTAATTTATCTAATAGCTTGCCTCCATGAAACTTATTTTTACCAACTTGCCAAAAAGAATCCTTAATATGAGATGAGCCAAACACAGCCTTTCCCTCTCCTTCTACCATAATTCTCAAAAGGTTCTTTACATTAGTTTCTCCACCATCAGCGGCAAGCATAGCATCATAATCAGTTTTCTTAAATCTTGAAAAGAATCCTTTTATACCAGTTAACATCTTATCACTTCCACCACCTTTAATAAGACCTCTAACAGCTGGGAACATTAATGCCATCATAGCAGAGTGACCAAGAGTTGAAGTTGTACTAAATTCCTCACCCTTTGACTGCTCTTTTATCAAACCAGAAATACCACTATGCATAGTCATAATAGCCATATCATTAGCAGCCATGCCTACATACTTAGATACCGTGTCTCCCATCCAATTGGGATATTTATTCATTAACCCTCTTGTGACTAATTCACTAATATCATTAACGAATACATTCTTACTTGAACCAATCTCCTTGACCATAGTTTCAGCCATACGCCTAACTGTATCATCATTAATTTCCTGACCAGCCTCTTTAAATACTGACTTTACAATAGAATGAGTCTCGTTAACTAGATTAGTTGTGGCGGCAGATACATCGTCAACAGAGCCTTTTAATTGATTTGTCCATCTAACCCCAGTAGCGGCATCATCTGTCATTTTACCCACTTTCTTTGTGAGTTGCTTAGCGAGGTCTCCACCATTATTAATAATAGTCTTACCAAGAGCATCTGTGGCAGTATTACTGTGCTTAACTACAGCATCAACAACCTTATCACCAACGTCACCTACGACTTTTTTACTAAATTTGTTTACAGATTTGCCTACAAACTTATTTGCTCCCTTAACAGCTAATCTTGAGCCTCTGCCAAGTAAAGCAAAAGGACCAACATAGGGTGCCATCAATGATAGACCTTCTCCAAGAATCCAACCAGACCTTTCTGCCGAATTCATCTGTGACCAATCTTCATCATTCTTATTTGCAAAATCGGAAACTCCCCAAGTTAATCCAGATGCTGCTCCCCAAAGAGCAGAACCCATAAAGTCATAAAGACCACCCTCTTCTCGAGTCTCTTCTCCGCCTAATTGACCATATCTCTCAGCTAAGTAATCCTGAGTAGATGATTTTTTTTGCTTTTTATCTAGAGTGCCTAAATAATTTTCTGTTAATGGCATATTAACCTTATTTAAATTTTTCTAAAGCTTTTATTGCTTCACTATATTCCGCTTCTGCTTCTTCTTGAGTTTTACCAGTTGTTGCTTTATCAAATTTTATTAATAACTCTAATAATTCTTCAGCATCATCTGCTCCATGGAAACCCTCCGATATGCTCCATCCACCTTTAAGAAACCTATCTATAGACCCTAAAGCTTCTTTCTTTATGAATTCCAGATTCTTAGGGTCTTCTAACATCTGGTGATTAAATACTGTTGTATTATAAGGAGCAGGTCTCCTTTCTTGAAGACTCACCGAGAGAGAGTTCTCACCAGGTCCATCCATTTCTTTTTTCATTCTTTTATAGGCAATCTCTGAAGATGCTCTCTTATCAAAAAGAGATTTTTTTCTGGCTCTATCTGTCCTCTCTACATCAGTCGCAGCTTTTACATGAGAAGTCACTTCTTTAAACTTATCAGCAGAATCATCACCTGTTTTAGGCTTAGGAGTAATCTCTTCCTTAAGCCATATATCAAAATCTTTCCCAAGGTCTGCAATTGCCTGATTATTATTTTTTGCAAAAGTTTGTTCCATTAAATCAAAATTGGCTATTTTTATATGATTTTCTGCACCTTGATTCATATCATGGTAAGCCTCAAACATTTCAGTAATTGCTTTTATGTTTTTTATCCTAGTATAAAAAGAAGCCTTTGGGTCTGCAATAAAAGCACTTTCTAACTTGTCATCTTGTATTCTTCTATATTCTGCGTGGTTCAATTTAAAATTTTCCCATGCAACTGGAGATGTTTTAGTTAATAGTCTATCTAAATTATAGTCTCCTTTTTCGCCCCCAGAATATTCCATTATCTTATCATACATTTGAATAGGGTCTTTAATACCTCCCATTACATCAACAAGAACAACTAATTCTTTTTTCTCATCCCCTGTGAATTTAAAAGATTCTGATTTATTATCTTCTATATGGTCTACAACATCATCTATATCTCCGCCTCCCTCAAGAGTAAACTGTGACATTATTATTGTACCCTGAGCGGATACATTTGCCTTAGATGGAATTACCATTTTGTTTGTAATTGCCATAGCAGCGGTTTCTCGGTCTGCTATTGTCCCCACTTCTGCAAAAGTATATCTAGCACCATAACTATAATTCCACCCAAGTCCTGGCACCATTTCCCCAGATGGCAACTTATACATTTCATCTTTATCTGTCTCAGCATATTTCAAGAATTCTTCAAACTCTGGACCTTGTAACATTTTATTTGCACCAGCAAATTTTGTTTCCTCTTCAAGGAGGACTCTTCCCTGTTCTTCAAGCTCGAATCTTTTTTGTTTTAGCTCATTAACATAAGTACCATATACTTGAGCATTATTTTGATAAACTCCAGCTTGCTGTGCAGTTGTTGCAAATATATCGTTACTAAGACTCTCTAAATTTGAAGTCATATTTAATTTATCTGGACTAGCACCGAATTTCTCTAAAATTTTAATTAATTCTATTGCTTCCATCCGCTTTTCATTAAATTGCCTTAGTGATTCCCTATATAGTATTTCAATCGACTTCTCTTCTGCTTTTATTTTTGCCTCATCTAGTCTAAGTTGCGTGTCCCATTGCTTTTTCTTATCAAATAAGGCCAAAGCTGATTTATCTTTTTCCTCTAATAAATCTAATGCGAATTGGTTAGCTTTAGTTGTCTTCGCATCATCTCTTTTTTCAGCCCTTAACTCTAAAGCGAGAGCCTCCTGTCTTTTTCTCGAATTTTCATTTGCTATAAAAGCATATTTGAAAAGCTCATCCAAGCCCTCAGCCGCGACACTTTTACTATAATTAATTGTTCTAAGTTTAGGAGGCATAGTTAAATACCTTTGAATAGTTTACTATTTTATATCCATTAGAATCATGTGATACAGCTTCAGGAATCATGTCTTCTATATCCTGAGCCATTGTACCAATACTTACATCATCAGACCATTTATATTTAAAGTTGTAAATTGGTACTCCATTATTCATAGTGAATAAATAATTAATATCTTTCTTTAGCCTAACATCGCTATATCCATAGTCATCATCAGACTGGTCATTATAGGTATCCACCTCAACCCATCCCGTTGAGCCAAAAACCCAATCTATATTATTATTATCGCGGTATGTCTCCCCTATTGAAGGAGTCCCGTCACCATAGCCAGATGGATTAGAATCCCCATCACCATCACCACCACCATTCTCATTATAAGGATTGGTATCAACTGTCGTATCTCCAGCTAAAATAGAATCAGATATTATTGCCATATTCTCGTCAAGCCATTTATTTTTATTCTTATATTGTCCATACATAGTATCATCTAACTGCATTCCAACTTGCGAATTAGCGGTATCACTTAATGTCTTTTTAAGCTCAGTCTTAGCACCCATTGATTGAAAGCCCTTCCCACTTTGATTTATCTTAGCATTATTCATCGTAAGGGTATCTTGTATTAATGATTTATTTCCAGAGAAACTTCCCCAAAGATTTTTATCAGCAGATGTATCGTAATCAAAAAGAGTTCCACTAACTTCATCGCTTAAATTAAAACCAGACTTAAGGTCTTCTAAATTTGTGTTGACATCATTGTATGGCATTGTATTGTACCTATTTTATTGTGAATTCCAATTTAACCAGTTTTTATCATTATTTTCAGTAGAGGTCCAAGCATTATCTTCATCAACATTAACAACTTCAATTGGAGTAATTGTTTCTGAGGCATTGCTATCAATGTTATTTAAAGCAGAAAATACCTCATCAGAACTTGCTACATCACCTGTCTTCTTTCCAAAGAGATTACTCCCCCATTCAGCCGAATCTCCCCACATCTTCTTTGCTCCCTCCAACGGCGTTTTATTTACCACTGCTTCGGTAGTCGAAGTAGCAGCCTTAGCCCCATATGCCTGAGCGGTGTTAGCTAAATTATAAGCAGTCCAAGCATCCCTACCAGCATCAATCCATTGATTTTTGTCAAAATCTGCATCAAATTGCTCTATATCTCGATTTATTTGTTTAACATCATCTTTAAAATAATTAACATTCTCTTCTTTTAATTCATCAGGTCTATCATGCTTATCAGCGTGCCATTCACCAGCTTCATTACCAAGCCTGCTTCCTACACCAGCAGCGGCAGCTATAGCAAGGGATGTACCACCAGTTAATAAAGCTGTACCACCCAAAACAACAGCACCAAAAAACCTTCCCCAACCAGATTTTTTAGATAATTTATTCTTATAAGTCTGGTCTTCGTCTTGAAAATCCTCTACTTTATCGGCATTGGACCTCATAGCCACGGCTTGATTAACCCTAGCCTGCGCTCTTGATGTTCCTGTGTTTAAATTTGGGTCTGGCCTAGTCATCCCACCTGCTATATTATCTAATTGAGGGTATCCAAATTTTTTAATATTCTTACCAGTTTTAAGAGTGTCAATCGGCATAGCGAGTTCCTTACAGCTTGTTAATTTTAGATTTGGATACTATAGAATATATGAATTTAAAATGGCATATTCTATCTTTAGTATTAACTATCATATGTCACCTCAACTATAACATTCATATTATCAACATTCCCAGTAATCATCCCAGCTTCAGTTGTAGTAACATACATTGACAGTACATCCCCAGACACAAACTTATCAATTCCTCTAGCTTGCACTCTTGATGCTTTTTTGCCTGTGCCATCCGTAGAATAAGAAACAGTCGCTGTGGTATATTTAGTAGTCCCATTTATTTTTGCCTCAGCATATGTAGATAATTGACCTCCACCAGATACGTTAACAGCATTAAAACAAGTCGATATTCCCGTTATAGAGCCAGGTCTCATCATTATATATCCATTATTTGATGTCATTACTGTCCCGTCATTGTAATTTAAATATCTACTTCCACTAAATGTAGATGATTCTCCTGCATCGAAATATGCACGTTGACCAATCAAATTTCCATGTACAGTTAAATCTCTACTGAATTCAGCATTCCCATTAACTTTTAAATCTCTTTCAATAGTCTCATTACCATCTCGAGTAAAATTCACCCACCAAAGTATACCCTTTTGTTTCCTAAATAAAGAAAGTCCTTTATTTTTTCTGAGAGTCATTATTTCCTCCCCCTCTGTTAAGGTGGATTTAGACGGAGTTCCATCCTTAAAAGAAATATTTGTTCTTTGGCTATTTTTAATTCTTCTTGATATACTATCCATTATACACCAGACTTTACAATTGTTTTTTTAGCTCTATAGTAAATCATGATTTCATTTATGTCTATAGTTCCAGCAGAAGGAGGCTTAATCTTAAATTGTATTGATTGGCATTGTAATGCTGAAGTTGGCTCATAAACTGCTACTCCCCAATTAGTATGAACCGCTAATGTAAGGTTATTAAAAAGGTTAGATGAAAAAGTACTATTCTGCATTCCTCCATTTTTATTGATGAACCTAGCAGTTAACATATTTGCTTGCGTAGCACTACTTTTATAAGTAATAGCAACTTTATATATTTTTTTCATATTATTTGGCAGACCAAAATCAATATATTTAGTAATTAATTCAATAGAATTCGCAGACTTTGAATTTGACACAGGAGAATACTTCCTAATTACTCCACCATCTGTCATTATTGCCAAATCTCCATTACCATCTAATATAAAATTAGAGTACTCTACTGTTGAGAAAAAAGCAGTGGCATCAGTAAGTAAAGCCCAACTCTTTGTTCTTAAATCATAACAATAAACAGTTTTTGCTGCACTGCCACCACAATTATTTAAAACTAAAATTTGCTTAAATTTAGGAGAATATCCAACAATTGACCCTGTTGTATAAAAGTCCCTCCAAGATAATTCATATTCAGGGCTTGATGAGTAAAAAGAAATAGGGTCTAATGCATCATCTATTAAGTTTTGTATATTCTGACCATCATACACCCAGCAACCAGCCTCATTTACCCAAATTACACCATCTTCACTTCTAAAAACTGCCTCAGCGTGCTTAACCCCTTTATGCTTAAATGTTTTTTCTAAAAACCAAGATGTAGGAGAAGGATTTGCTACATTCAAAACAAATAGAGTATTATTTTTAAATGCAAGCAACCTATCTCCGTATTCTACTAGAGCAGTATAAACCTCAGCATCACCCTTTACTACATCTACAAAATTAGATGATGGAAAAGTATCGTACTTACCTATCTCGCTATACATAATTCTATCACCATATGTTTTAGCATCATCACCTTCTTGAATTTTAATATTCGCTAAAAAAACTCTCCTATTAGACACACATGATAATTTCCAACCATCTCCAATATCCCCCAAGCTAATAGCTTCTGTATCCGCTGAGAACCCGTTTATAGATTCATAAGTATCAGCATTTTGTCTTACAGAAGTTGATGTTTCGCTGTAGTATTGATTAGCAGTTGCTGTACCGTGCCAAGCATAATTAGTTGATGAAACTTTATAATCAGAAGATAAGGATGTTTTAATTCCTTTGTCAAAATCTGCCTCAGCTAAAAAGCTCCAATCCTCATCACTTTCACCAATCTCTGGTCCCCTAGCCCTACAATATAATCTTGCCCCACTTATCCTAGAATCAAACGGAGCCAGAACTCTTGCAGTTATTTTAACATTCTCACCATGTGCCACAGTAAATTCATTTTCTGTGCTAGTTGCATTGTTTAAAGAAGTTATTTTAGATTCTTGGTTTCCGTCATATATATTAGTAACTCCCAATTCATAACTTCCTTCAACCCAAGTACTCTCATTTTCGTTCGAGCCTGTGGCTGCCATAACAATATTCCAATTAATTCTAGCTGCACCAGTAGGATAAGCACTTGAATTCTTACCATAGGAAGGTGGTGCTAAGGTATTATTTTTGACTTCCCATCCAAGATGAGGATTATTTCCAAAATGATTCCTCTCTATAAAACCATACCACTTAATTCTACTAGCATTGGAAAAATTAGTATCAGATACTCTTAATGCTAAATCTGCGTAATAATATCTAGGTAAAAAATCACCATTTATCGAGTCATTACTACCTGTTGGCTCAATCCCAGGAGTTGCCCAACTTTCTTCATATGAATTCCAAATTTTTAGTTCACGGTTAGCTGCTGTAGTTGTGGAATTTGACCTCGGTTTTATCCATATAATCTCCCCATCTCTAGGGACTTTTGTAACCGTTATTTGAGTACTAGATGAGCCAGTCGCACCCCATGAACCACTAACATTAATATGTCCTTGCATATGGGGAAATCCATAAGAACCTAAACCAGTAACAGTTTTTATGACATTAGTTCCTGATACGCTTGAACCTGTTATTTTTATCTTATCCCCTACGTTGAAATTATTATCAAAAGTAGTCCCCTCAAATCTTACTTGAGCTGGTACACTTCCATTTGCTTGCCAAAATGTACCATAATTACTACCATTATAAACAGGCATATTATAAGAACTAGACGCAGATAACGCCCTATCACTTTCTATATAAAATAGACCATTACCAGCACCCATATACCCAGTATTCCCACTTAATCCAGATTCTGGCATAGCGACAAATTTACCAGCAGTCCTTAACGCGCCCTGTTTATCAAACATTAAATTCTTAGAAGATGTTACTTGACTATCGGCAATATCCCTAGAGTCTTTAACATTGTTAATCCCCAAGAATTGATTAAGTACTAATGTCTTTCTTGGCATTAATCAAGAATCTCCACATGTACTAAATCATCAAATTTATTATCTGCTATCTCTCCATCAGAGTCCCAGTCTCCCCCCCAACGGATTTTAACACCCATTTGATGTCCAATTCCACGAAGCATCCCACCCATATAGTGAAATCTTTCTCTATCTTCCCAACTTATAGGATAGGGAGCAAGGTCAACTGCCTTACCACTCATGTGTTTACTGTACTTAACTTTGGTTGCCCCTTTCTTAAGTAGCTCTAATTGCCTTTCCTCTGAACGAACACCTTCAATAATAGTAACATCCATTATCTTAATGAGTTCATTGAGAACATTGACAAGTTTAGTATTTACGCCTTTAAGCCTTGCTTTACTGCGTCTACCATACTTAAACATTACTTAAGCCCTGCCATCGCCTTTTTAATCTTAGCAACAAGCTTATCATCTTCTTTAGACGGAGTTACCTTTACTATAATATCTAAAACCATGATAATGAAGCCTTTTGCTCCATGCTTTTTTACTTTACGCCTAATATAACTTGAAAGCATACTCATTTTGAACCTTCCTTTTTTAACATTTTAGTTAATCCTTGGAATATAACATCCACAAGAATATCATCTTTATCTGATGGGGACAATTTAACTATTTTCTCTAGACAGAAAAAAGCCACCAAAACCATTTCCCAATTTTCACTTAACCATTCCATTTACTACTCCTTTTATTAAGTCGAGTATGCCTCAGCCCCACAGAGATGACGAGACGGGGAGGATAATAGGGCTAATAGGAGGCATACTCAACATTATCTTTTGCCCGTAATTCTTTTAATTCGTTTAATTTTCAAATATAAATAGATAATATTCATAATTGCTATAGTAATACCAAGAACCCACGGCAAAAAGTCTGTAAAAACTGCACCCATTCCTACAAAACTTGCGCCACTTACTTTTAAACTATCCATTACCTTTACCATTTAACCTTCCGCTTATGTAACTTATCTTTTCAGATAAATCACCGATTTCACGAATAATATCTTCTCGATGTCGTAGAGATATATCATCTGATTTATTCCACCTTTCAATTAATTTGATTACCATACCCTGTATATTCTCTAAAGTTTCACTCTGTCCACGATTCTCAATTTTGAGGTCTTCTAGGGTTTGAGCCTGTGCGTCTGATTTCTTTGACATCGAGACTACTAGGTATACAAACATTGCGCCCACTACGCCTATCATTCCAGCTTCGCCATATATTGCCATAAAATCCATTCTTCATCTTACCTTGTAATTTGATTATCGTATTACCAGTAATACAGCGTATTACCATATTTCGTACTCATTCCGAAATGCCAGATAACTCTGTAACATCTTCATCGGTGGCGGTAATAGCAACATCCCCATCCATAGTCTCATAAGTAGAATAGCCTAACTTGTATAAAATCCACACAAGTTCCTTTCTATCTTCATCAGAGATAGGTTTGCGTGATAACATATCTGAATCGCTGAATGTTATTTCGTATTTCTTCATTCCGATAATCTTCGTTCCGAGTAATTAAGGACGAAACCTGATAATTTATTACTATTTTTCATGTTAAATCCTTATTTTTCATATTAATTCAACTATTTTCATTACGAGATTTACGTTTAACCAAAATAGTGTTGCGTTACGCAATGTAGCATAATTCGCACATTTACTTCTTTTTACCGAACTTTTTACCATACCGAACATATTCTCTCTATGGTATAAGATATGGTGATTGTAATCGAGTAATATTATTCTTAATTCTTTTAGCAATCC